GGAACAAAACTCTACATGACAGGAAATCTTAGGTCATGGATTCATTATATCAATCTGCGTACTGCTAATGGTACACAGAAAGAACACATGGAGATCGCTGAACTCTGTAAGCGTCACTTCGTATGCCAGTTCCCTACTGTCTCTGAGGCATTGGGTTGGTGTGAAGGAGAATGTGACTGCCCTGAGCGAGACGATCACTGCTATCAATCTGCACTTCTTATCCCATGATGAAACAATACCCCTATCAGATTTGCTACACCATGAACAGCACAGGCAACCGCCACCATTACAAACCGTACATGGCATCCTGTCAGAGTGAGGCAAAGAAACTATTTGAAGCAGACATGCCATCGTGTAAATACATCTGCGCTATCGCACTACCACAAAACAGGAGCATCTAACATGCCTACTTACAGTGTAATAAATAAGGTCACTGGTGAGAAACAGACTTTCATCAAGACCATGAAAGAATACTCGGAATGGCGAGAACAGAATCCTGACTGGGATAAAGACTGGCAGGCAGGTGTCGCTGGCACCACCTACGGTAAACCTAAACAGTCGGATGGATTCAAAGAAGTCATGTCCAAGATTCAATCTGAGCACCCAGGTGCCAACCTTAGTAGATACACTTGATCTATGCCTATCAAAAGTAAATCCAAAACTGTCGGAAAAGGTATGACTGCAAAGCAAATGCGTCGGAAGAAACCGATCAATCTAGAACATCTTAAACAGATTGAACCTCTGACTGACAATCAGAGAAAAGTCTTTGATGCATATGCAGAAGGAAAGAACATTGTTCTTCATGGTGCTGCTGGTACAGGTAAAACCTTCATCAGTCTCTACCTTGCTATGCAACAGGTACTAGATCCTGAGTCTCCTTACGAGAAGATCTATATGGTTCGTTCACTGGTGCCCACACGAGAGATTGGGTTCTTGCCTGGCGACCATGAGGATAAGAGTAATCTGTATCAGATTCCTTACAAGAACATGGTGAAGTATATGTTCACCATGCCTGATGATGCATCCTTTGAGATGCTATACGATAACCTGAGAGCACAGGAGACTGTCTCGTTCTGGTCTACGTCATTCATTCGTGGCGTAACCCTTGACAAATGTGTTATCATTGTGGATGAGTTCTCTAACCTTAACTTCCACGAACTTGACTCCATCATCACTCGTGTAGGTGAAGATGCGAAGATCATTTTCTCTGGTGACTACACCCAGTCAGACCTTGTGAAGAGCAATGAGCGTACTGGTGTGCTAGACTTCATGAAGATTCTTCAAACCATGCCCTCGTTTGAGTGCGTAGAGTTTGGTATTGAGGACATCGTTAGATCTGGTATGGTACGTGAGTATCTCGTCAGCAAGATCAATCTAGGATTTAATTGATGAAACAATTTAATTATGTGGGACCCGCAAGTGAGATCGTTGAACTCACTGCGACCCAAGTTGAAGGGCGTCGTTTTTACAAGACGCCTGATGACAAATGGTATCCCTCAGTGACAACAGTCACGAGTCATATCTCTGCACCCACCATCAAAGCATGGGAAGAACGTGTAGGTTGGGAGAAGGCAGAGAAAATCAGACGTACATCATCATTGAGAGGATCAAAGTATCATGGAATCGTTGAGTCGTACCTTAAAGGTGACCTTCAAAAGGTGGAGAAAAGCGAGGGTCTTCCCGCGTACCTTTTTGGGTTTGCTCGTAAGGATCTTGATCGTATTGATAACATTCACTGTATTGAAGCCCCTCTTTATAGTAACGATCTATGTCTTGCTGGCAGGGTTGATTGTATTGCTGAGTTTGATGGCGAGCTTGCTATAATTGACTTCAAGACCACGGGCACCCTGAAACAGGAAGCGTGGTTGGAGAAATACTTTGTCCAGGAAGCAGCATACTCCTACATGTACTGGGAGCGCACTGGATGTGAGGTAAAGAAACTTGTTACACTTTCCATCGCAGAGGATGGACAGACCCAAGTGGTCCAAAAGTATGATAAGATACCTTATATCGATACGTTGTGTGAATGGATCAAGGAATTTCGTTACTTTCTAGGGAGCAAAGTGTGAAGAATCTAGAAGAAAACTTTATGACTCAGAACAAGTTCAGTGCTCTCGTAGAACATGCTGTCCAGAACAACAACGGTCTGATCAATTACATCGAAGCAGTAGCAGCGGTGTGTGAAGAGTATGAGATCGAAGTTGAAATGGTGAGCAAACTAATCAGTAAACCACTCAAAGATAAGATCAAAGCAAATGCACAGCAACTCAACTGCATCAAACGAACCAGTCGTGGAATCCTCCCCCTCTGAGGAGATGATTCACCCCAAGTTGAAGCAATCGCTGGGACCAAACAATACTATTGAGAAGATCATTCCACCAGACCAAGAGTGGATTGATGACGCTTTCTATATAAAGAAGACACGCTTTGGACTCTTCACATCTATCTTGAAGCGTCCCCTTGGTGCTCACTTCATCACTGGTGGTACTGAGGATGGTGTTCTTCAAATGACACGCTGGCATCTCAAATCTATTCAAGATGGAACCATCGACGACTACACTCGCGTCGTTAATAACGGAGTGGTAGGAGGAAAACTATGACCGAAGACTTTTTTAAGAGTGAGGTTGTCAAGGAAGAACTTGATGACCTCCAAGGAACATACACAGAACTCCTGAAAATGTCACAGAACTTTCAGGATTTTGCACCACAAGAACGCATTGACCACATCAACAAGACGTTGGAACTCATCTCTAAACAGAAGGTGTTCTACTCACGCTTGCAGATGATGGTCAATTATGTTGAGGAGGATGGTGATGAACCATCAGAGGTTGCACAGATGAAAGATCGCATCGACAACCTGTCTGCTATCTACTCTGGTGGAAGCAACCTGATGCAGATCCTCCAAGTCATGGAGGACAAACTGCTGGGTTGGAAGCGGGACATCCAAAACGAGACCGCTTGACAACACCTATATAATATGCCATGATACTCATGGCACACACGCCAAATACAAAACCCAATACGGAGAATACGAATGTCCTTTTCATCCCTTAAAAAGTCCAGCACTTCTAGCATCAGTAATCTGACCAAGGAGTTGGACAAGATGAACAAGACTGGTGGTGGTCGCGGACCCGACGAGCGTCTGTGGAAACCCGAAGTCGATAAAGCAGGTAACGGTTATGCTGTTATCCGATTCCTTCCTGCACCTGCAAAGGAGGAACTGCCCTGGGCACAAGTCTGGTCTCACGCATTCAAAGGTCCTGGCGGTTGGTACATCGAGAACTCTCTGACCACTCTGGAACAGAAAGATCCTGTCGGTGACCTGAACCGTGTGCTTTGGAACAGCGGACTTGATTCAGATAAAGATGTCGCCCGCAAACAGAAACGTAAACTGTCATACTATTCCAACATCTATGTTGTGAAGGATCCTCTTCACCCTGAGAACGAAGGCAAAGTCTTCCTCTATAAGTATGGCAAGAAGATTCATGATAAGATTGTTGAGGCACTGAAACCTCAGTTTGAAGATGAACAACCCATCGATCCTTTCTGCTTCTGGAAAGGTGCTGACTTCAAGTTGAAGATCGTTAAGCAAGATGGTTACTGGAACTATGATCGCTCTGAGTTCTCTGCACCTGGTACACTGGGTGACTTCGATGACGAGCAGTTGGAAGCGATCTACAATCAGGAGTATTCACTCTCTGACTTCACTGATCCTAAGAACTTCAAGTCCTACGAGGAACTGGAAGCACGCTTGAACCTTGTACTCGGTCGCACCTCTCGTGCTGCTGTTGTCCAAGAGGAAGAGCAAGAACTCGATACCCCTGTGTCATTCAATGAACCGTCCACTCCTGAACCCAGTGGGTTTGGATCTGCGGTATCATCTATGAAAGAGGAAGAGGATCCTGATCTCTCTTACTTCGCTAAACTTGCAGAGGAGTAATCTATGAAGAAAGTCCTTGCCGCCATTGCAGCACTGACCCTTGCAACCCCTGCCCAGGCACTGACCTGGGAGGAGTTCTGGGAACCGTTCACTGATGATCATCACCATCATCATGTACACTACCGTGGACATCGGCACGGTCATCGACCTAAGCGTTGCTGGGGGTGGAGGACTTTCTACTATGAACCCTATCACGATCACCCTGGGTACTACAAAGAAAAACTGGTAAGGGTTAGGTGTCGTAGACGTTACCGCGTTCACCCAGCATTTTGACCCCATATATTATTTCGACTTTCATTTACCAAAAGGTCGGAAAAAAATTCCCAGTATTTTTTTGCCCCCAGGGTTTTTCATAATTTTATACCATGGCACACTACAAACCTTATTCCCCAGAATGGCATAGACATCGTTACTTACGCGAAGCAATCGAAAAGTACCTTGATGATGGTGCAGACAACGCTGTCATTATGGAAGATATCCTAAATATAGTGTGTGAGCGTCAAGAACGCGCACATGCTGAGTACCATAAACTGGAAGACTTAGAACTTAAACTACGCGAGTGATAGTATGCTCTCAACTGCTTATCGCCTCAGACTCGAATCTATTTGTCGTTGCATTGCAAATAACGAGGAGGTGCCTCTCTCAGATATGATCTGGGCAGAAAAACTTGCTAAAAGTCACACTCTCGCTCGTGACTGGTTGCAGAAAGCGCGTCGGCAATCCAAAGGGATTGAGGAGGGCAGTATGGATGATTTTATGAATAAGATGGGATTAGGCGACCCCGACCC